CAACGGTTCGCCTTATCACCGAACCCACCCAATGAACCGCAAGATTGTTTTACGCGTTGCTGCCGTAAGTTGTTCGGTAGCTATAGTTTATTGGAGGAAGGATGACATACGTCGCTCGTTGTCTTCCTTGTTGGAAAAGTGTTCCTCGAAGTCCCGCATTGAGTCGGATATTTCGAGAGACCAGTTTACCACAACCGAGTTGTGCCCCCCTAAACCCGTGGAAGGGCACACGCACGCCACTGCCGCATCTATGCGGTCCTCCGCCACTGCGTTCGCTAGAGTGTTCGCAGCTAATTGTGGAGGTGTTCTCTACTCCTGCTCGCAGTCTAAATCAGATCAGAGGAAAGGAATACGCGGGGAGAGACAGTGGTACTGGGCAAAGGATGTTAATGCAGTTAATCAACATGATACTGCGTCGCTCGATGACGTATTGTACTTATGTGATGTTGATTACTACAAAGACATGCCTAAGTTTCTGGCTGAGAATAACAAGAATGTACTCTTGTACACGGTCGTACCTGAAACAGCAGCTGGCACTGGGGTGGATGACACGTCTTTTTATTTTGAAGAAGACGGTCGCCTACGTACCATTGTCGCTGGTGGTGGAAATTATATCCACCAACTTTGGGATTATGGCCATGATTCAGTGTTGGTCCTTAAGAAAACGCTTGGGTTGGTCACTGGTGCCACAGTGTACTCTATCGAACGCAAGCAGGTGGGTTTTAGCAGGCAATTAATCCTGCTATCCCCTCTAAGGACCTTTAACGCAATAGGTGCATATCTTGCCATGTTTTTGTTAGAAACGCCCCTTTTGGAAAGATTCAATCCCGTTGTCAGAAGCAATGGAATATCTTTCGCAAGGTTTCGCGTGCACCGTAAGGATGGCACTTACGTCACCACTGCTATCTGTGGACAGCATTTGGCTGCTGACATTCCGGCACAAGTTGATGAATCAATCTCCATTGTCGCTAGGAACGGCACCACGCCAATCGTTTTACCCACTATCGCTGGATGGATTGGTCCGTCAGTAGGCGATGAAGGCGCGGCCAACAAAGCCGCTGCTGCGGTGTTGATGCAGTACTACCGTAGTGCCGTGGATACGTCCAAATTGACTGTATTTCCAGTTGAACAGGGCGTACGCGCGTATAACTATGCTGTTAGAGATTTCAATCCCGATGACAAGCCCAAATTGCAGGCATTTATGTCTCCGTTGGTGCACAGTGCTTTTGCACCTGTTCCCAACAGGGAAGGAGAACTGGCCTGCGTCCGTGGCCGAATCAATAATCTGAAAGGTCCTGAACCCAAACCAAGTCCATTCGTGGACCAGTGTATGCTGGAGTTCACAGACTTGGTCGTGCGGGGCTCAATCTTGTTCCCTGTTGATGTAGAAGAGGTTGTCGAGAGACAAACCCGCTCTGCCCAGAAACTGTCTTTGAGGAAAGCCATGGTTGCCGGACCTTTCTTGAAGAGGATTTTAAAATGTTTTATTAAGGCTGAAGCCTATGGCGATGTGAAGGACCCTAGAAACATTAGTACCTATAATGATGCTGATAAGTTGACTATGGCCCAGTTCGCCCTGGCGTTGTCCGAACATTTGAAACAGTTTTCTTGGTACGGCCCGGGAAAGACGCCATTGGAGATATCAGGCATAGTGGCTGACATATGCGAACATGCTGAAGCATTTGTCAACACGTCTGATATGCACCGAATGGATGGCACCGTCAAATACCGACTACGACTCGTAGACCGGATGATATTCATGAGGGCCTTTGCGTATCATCGAGCGTGCATGAACGAATTACTGAACAGGAACTGTGACAATAGAGGAATTTTACCAAATGGAACCAGTTTTGAACAAGAAAGCTCACACGGAAGCGGATGTTCTGCTACAAGTGTATCACAAACTCTGCGCAATGCCTTTTGTAGCTACCTTGCTTACCGCCACACAAGGAAACCTAATGGAACCTTCTACAGTCCAGGAGAAGCTTTCAGATCATTGGGAATATATCTTGGTGACGATGGGCTGCAAGCTGACTTACCCATTGAGTCACATCGATGGGCAGCCGATCGGCTCGGTCTTATCCTCGAGGCAGGTGTGGTTGAGTACGGGGAGCCAGGAGTCACATTCCTGGCTCGCTATTATTCACCACAAGTGTGGAATGGACGTCTTGACTCTATGTGTGATGTCAAGAGGCAGTTGTCAAAATTCCACACTACTGTACGCCTCCCGGATAATGTTAGACCTGAAGAGAAGCTGGTTGAGAAAGCAAGAGGCTATGTCGCAACAGACGGAAATACCCCGGTCATTGGAAGACTGTGCAAACGGGCATTGGAACTTGGTTCCACCGCCAAAACCAGGAGAGTCCTTGGAGTCGCTCCTTGGTGGTCTAAGTTTGAACAGTCAGTCCAATATCCTAACAGCAATGCTGACCAATGGATGGACGCTGAGTTTCAGCGACTCTTTCCAGAATTCGACTTTGAAGTATTCAACAGCTGGATTGGTCAAGTTAACTGCTGGGACGACATATTGGGGGCCCCGTTATGCTGTGAGCCACAGCAGGCAACTCCAACAACTGTACCAGTTGTTGTTGACGGTGATGTCCTCCCGGCAAGGACGTCGAGTAGCCCAGTCTCCTCCCCGAGCGCTGAAGAGACTAAACAGAAGATCCGCAAGCACGTCGCCTTCAAAGATGGTAAATCCCAGAAGGCCCAGTGGAGGACCGTTGTTTCACGTAAGAAGAAACACCGGCCCAGCGCCCGTGCTTAAACGCGCGTCTACGG